GGCGAATTGTCCCAATGACTTCAACGGTATATGAGTTGTCAGGCCAAGGTCCAACCACAATATTAAACTGGTCAATCATTGCGAACAGCTTAGGCAAAGAAGCCCCTGTCACGCTGTTCCAGACAGTGTCCAAGAAATCGCGGGTTGTCGGCTGCAAAGCATTCCGGGTTCCATTATCTGGAGCCGAACCGGCTGGAGTTATGACATTTATGCCTTGAACCGTGATGTAGTTGCCATTTGCGGTTGTTGGCAAAGTGAAATTTCGATTTGTCGCCACAAAAGTCGAAGTCGCTGTCCGAACAACCGTGTTCAAAAGATCAAGTTCACGGTAAATGCGCTGTTCAGCGTAGTCGATCATGCCTGGAAGCATGGTCTGAAACTGTGTCGTCGTCGAATCGACGGCCATAATGTTAGCTACCTGTGCCACATAAGTGGTGTAGGTCATCGACATCAGTGTTTGTCCACTTTTGTATCGAGGCGATCAAAGATTTTGCCAAGCATCTCTTTGATTTCTCTCATGTTATCCGCAAATTCGTCTTTGCGGACATAGTTGCTGGGAAGCTCAACCTCCAGTTGGTGGAGATCTTCCTGCAATTTATTCACGGCTTCCCACAGGACGCGCGCAAACCACCCCAGCCCCGCCAGCACTGCCCCGGCTGCGAGGTTAATCATCATTTGAGATTCCATTTAGGGAAGGCTCCGCAATCAATAAGAGGCGCATAAAAGCGGCCTCTATATTTTTACAATAAAATCAGCCTTTTTCCAAGCCTTTGTAGACGGGGATTTAGGCGGCTTTTTTGCCCAAAAACCACTCCAGATTGTTTTTGAGCCTGAAATCGTCCGGGGACAGGTCAACTGCAAGTTTTCCTTGCTCCGCAGCGATATCTTTCATTCCAAGGTTCCAAGCAGCGATAGCCGCCAGATCGTGAGGCTGCGCCCCCCAAACGGCAGGATCGACGGTATAGACAAGCTCGCGGTTATTGATCGCCAAGGACCGCATAGCTGCGCCATAGCATTCCTGCCAACGGGCTTGGGTATAATACAACGTAGCCAATCCGCACCAAGGCTCACGGGTATTGGGAGCCTCTGCGGCAGAACGAAGCCACCAAGCCTCAGCCTCGCCTAAGTCCCCCTTGCCCTCATAGCACTTGGCAAGCGTCCGCATAGCGTATGACCGCTCATTAATCCATGTCGCACCCGGCAGAGCAAGGTAGCGCTTGCACTCGACGATTGATTCGTCCCAACGGGAATAGAACGACAGTTCCCGCGCGTAATAGAACGCATTTCGAGGACAGATCGGATCTTCTTTAACCGAAAGAGCAAGGAGGTCTAAATATTGACCACGGCTCTTTGTCGGGTCGGGATGATGGCTAACCAGCAAGCGATCCGTGTAGGCGTAGATTTCATTTATGCGACCATCGGGAACGGGATATTCATGGCATGGGTGGTGCCAATGATATCCGTGCCGGGCGTGTATCTTCTGATAGTTAAATTTGACCCCGCATCCCCAGTCAAAATAATACTGAAGGCGCGTTGTCTCAGGCGTCCAAACCCGTTCTATTTCTTCGCGCCAGCCCGGCTCCATGACTTCATCTAAGTCAAGGCTCACGCAAATATCTACATCCTTGGGGATAAGGGCGATGGACGCATTTCTAGCATGATCAAATCGCCAAGGAGATATACAGATTTCATAAACCTGAACGCCACACTTAGCTGCAATTTCAAATGTTCTATCAGTGCTTCCAGTATCGGCAATAACAAGAACATCAGCAGCTTCTGCCGATTTAGCCCACCGCTCAACAAACTGTTCTTCGTTTTTGCTAATTGCGTAAACGCAAATTTTTGGCCTAACCTTTTGGTTTGACCAGCAATAAACCCCGATTTCTTTTTCTATGTATCCAACTGTAGGCTCCCCAAACGTCTGCCTAAAATCAGAATCAGTCCAGTTATCTGTTATGTGACGCTCGTGCGGGTTTCCATTGTAGTCATCTTGGGGGTAATATCCTATGGGGATGCTTACAATAATTGTATCAGCAATACATTTTACATTCTCAAGAAGTCTCTGAGCATCAATCTTTTCCATATGCTCAAGAACATCACCAAGAACGACAACATCAAAGCGACCAAGAGTAGCTAATCTCAGACCTCTTGCATCAGCAAGAATAATCTGCTCGTAAAAGTTGTTAAGTCCAAATTCATTGATGTAAGGCTCCCAAGCCTCAACACCGACCCAACTGGCTTCAGGAAACATTTTTGCATAGGTGCCACTTCCGCAACCTATATCAAGCATCCGGTCATGTTTAACGCGACTAATAATGTTACGAATATACGCCTTCCCGCTTTCGGAGCTATAAGGCATCTGGTTCTCCCGTTACGCGATGTTGTTAACCGCCTTCTGGAAGGAAATTATACCATCCAGTGACCACATATTTATGCTCATAAGGAGCCGGTATGCCCCGGTGATAATGAGTCCATTCTGTCGGCCAGATCAAGGTCAGACCCTTTTCGGGTCTTACCCTTAGATTTTGGTGATAAAACTCCGTTTCTCCGCCATGTGCAACATCGTTTAGGTAGGTCATAAACACCAAATGTCGGCTACTGATAGGTTCTGTAACGCCGCTTCTTTCTGTATGCCATACATGAAATCCGCCGCCGGGTGGATAATGCTGTATGTTGATTTCACTGGTTATTCCCCAAGGCTCGCAGTCGTCACAGTAGGGATATTCTTTTTTATATTCTTCTGTTATGCCACCTAACTGTCTACAATACTCATTGTAAAGTTCTTGGGGCCATTCATTTGTTTCTAATGAATCTTTTTTCGATTTATCAATAAGAACTTTTCCGTGCGTTGCAAATCTTCCATCCAGCTTATTATCAAACCTATCAAAAAAGTTTATTATCTTGTCGCAAATTGATGTGTTTTCCATATACCAACCGGCTATAAAATTCCTTTCTCTGTTTATTACATGTTGCTTCATTAAATATTAATCGCGTTCCTAAACAAATTATCGACTTCTTCGCTTGTTTTGCCAAGAGCATTGGCAATTTCAATAAGAAGCGGATCGTAGCGGTCATACTGCAAAGCGCCGCAAATAGCCATCTTGGCTTGAAACTGCTGATTTGGATCTGTCATTGAGTTAATTACAGACTCAATCTCAGGAGGAATTGTATTTGACTGAATCGCGGCAAGCGCGGAATCCTGAGTTGTCCAACCCTCGACGGCGCATTGTTGATAAAACTGGCGGCGAGTAACCGGAAGAATAGGCGCTTCTTCCGGGGACATCATCCAGTCAATAAGAGTGTATCCACTATAACTTACATTCGCCTCAGCCGCGCAAACTTGATCACCATTAGGAAGCATCAACGGATTAGGAACGTCCGGGCATTGGCCCCAAACACCGCCCCAGCTATTGATAACATTGCCAGCTTCATCAACCAGCTTGTATCCGACCTTCTGGTCCATCTTACATTCCTAAATTCGGCATGTTGAAGTTCAATATCACGATTGGCGTATAACTCAAGATCACAACGCCTGAAGCGCCAACTGTGCCGTTACTGGAGTTAGCAGACCCACCGCCGCCGCCGCCAGTATTAGCAGTTGCAGAATTAGCACCTGTATTGTTGGACGCACCATTGGCCCCACCACCCGAACCGCCGGGTCCTTGATAGTTACGATACGCCCCGCCGCCGCCGCCGCCACGGGCAACGGACGACCCACTTATAGCCGATGTAACTCCACCGCCACCATAAGCTTGACCGCCAGTGTTGCCAGTGTTAGTTGCTCCACCACCACCACCGCCGCCATTGTTTGACGAACCCGCACCACCATTTCGTCCTTGGTTTGCGGTTCCGGTGCCGACAGTCGTGCTACCTTCTTGCGCGCCGCCTCCAGACCCACCGTTTTTGCCAGAGGTATTTCCGTTTAATCCGCCCGCGCCGCCGCCCGTGCTGGTAATATTTGAAAATGAAGAATTGTTCCCATTACTGTTGCTGCCAGACGATCCGCCGACGGAATAGGCATAGCTTGATCCAGGCGTCACATTGAATGTCGCTTCAGCAGAAGAACCACCGCCTGAGTTTTCCCCCGGAACATTTGCGCGGTATCCACCAGCGCCTCCGCCGCCAGAAAATTGTGATCCAGCAATACCGCCAGAACCTCCGCCTGCGACTACAACATATTGAACTGTAGTCGTCCAAGCAGGAGCAACCCAATTACCAGACCCAGAAGTATATGTCTGAACCGTAGCAAACTGATATTCCAAATCGCCGTCTATCCAAAATCCGGGCAATTTGACAACGTCAGTGCCTTGCTCAATACGCTCTAAATCCGCATTAATTAAATGCGCCCATACAACGATTGCTTCGTCCCTGCTTATGAACGGTCTAACCCATATAATTTCTTTTGTCTCACGCGACCTGATTTCAATCTTCCATGTTTTGAATCCGTTAGTCTGCGGTTTGCCACAGATTTCGCGAACATCAAAAAGATTGTCGTCAAAATAAAGTTCTTTCTTATTCCAAGTTCTGAACTGTTTTGACTTGGGATCGTATAGCTTGCCCGCACCATTAGGCAGATCTGAAGATAAAATAGAGGAGCCAACTACGGCCCCTCTTGTTTTATTTTCAAAATAGCTTTCGTAAAGCATCACGCTACCTTATTGCAGAGCATACCAACTATAAGTCGATGTTCCGTTTATTCTACGGATAGAGAAAACAAACTTATATGTATTGGTTGTTACATATGCGCTGCCCGTGACAGAACCAACTGTAAAT